AAAGCCTGGTCAGTTAGGAAACTATTTTCACCTCCAGCTGCAGCTGCGGTTGAAGTTATCTCAGCCCCTGGTACAGGAGGTCCTACGAATGTGCTATCGTCAGCACCTGGTATTGGTGTACCCATAACCTTATTCATTACAGCGTTGTAAATATCATTAGCGAACTCTTTGCGACCTTCACCGTTGAAGAGTCTTTCCAATCCGAGAGACTCGTAAAGGTAGCCTGCCACACCGGCTACCAGTATACCCTTAACACCGAACAATGAGCCGGCGAGCAGTAAAGCAGGTACGGGGTTTTCTTGAAGCTTGTCGATGAGACTATTGCCAAATTCTTTCCATAGCTTCTGCTTTTCTTCTTCAGAACTCGCTTTTTCAAGGTCACTGTACAGTTCATCCATCCCTGTCCATTTATAAAGGTATCCAGCGATTGCGCCTATAACTAATCCTTTCGGACCAAATAATGAGCCGATACCAGCGCCCATCAGAACAGGTCCAGTATATTCTTCAACCTTTTCAGTAAACGCATCAGTGAGGTCTTGCGAGAAACCAGCCGATGTGAGAATGGTATCTAACTCTCTCGATAGAAACTCGCCTATCTGATCTCCAAACTTAAAACCTATTGCAGTAAGCAAACCGCCACGAAGAGCTCCGCCGAACGTTGGCATTCTAAGACCACCTAAAATACCTCTTCCCATATTATCAAAAAAGCCTTTAGTAGATGCTTCAGCTCTCTCTATAGCAGGTGAAAGACCTCCTGCGCTTCTAGCCTCTTCCTGCTGTCGCTCTATCTCTTGTAAGCTCTCAGTCTGTGATCGTAGAGCTTCTATATTAGCCAGATCTTTTGTAAACGTAAACTGATCAGTAAGAACGGTAAGGATCTTATCCAGTTCAGCATTACCTGCCTGGATTTCTTCCTTCATGCTCAGCTGATCATTATGAATAACTTCTAAAAGTTTATTTGACTCATCCATTCTGTTTACGCTTCTCTTCTAGCTCTTTAAGGTAAGACACAAGCATTAGTACATAAAGATCTCTCTCAAATGGTATCATGTTTTCGAGCTCAGTCAACGAATATTTATGATGCTGCATCAGGGAAAAGTTAGTATGATACATATTTGCTAGACTGTTATGACTGAGCCCTATAAGAAAAAACTTGACAGTCCTCTTAATGTAATACTCTCGGATTCACCGCACTGCTCACACGTGAAACCAATATCATGCGACACCGTTGGTACTGTACGATAAAAGTCTAAGATCTTTTCAAACTGATTTTTATTAAGATTCTCTACAAACTCTACTTTCTCTTCATGCGTCGAATCTTCATATACACTATCTTTATCGAATACCATCTTAATACCTGCAGCAATCATTTCAAACATACTATGCACTGCTGAATTTTGAGATGCATCTTCAATACCTTTCGTACTGCTCATTGATGGATACGCCATAACAACGCCTGCGGTATCGGTAAGGAATATCTTATTGCTATGATTCTCATCCGTTACTACTTTAATATCATTTAGATTGAGACTATACTCGGTAACGTGATCACACTTTTCTTTGTCTTTATGTGAAAGTCTAAGGCTTACGATATTATCTACTGACTTAGCTCTCAGCTGTAAAAACAAGTACTCTACATCAAAAGGAGGCAGTTCATTCACCTCTTCTTCTGTTAACTCTATGCAATTACATAATATTCTAATAACCGCGTTTTCAATCTCTTTAGGATCTCCGCCCTCAAGAGCCATTAATAGTATCTTTTCCTCTTTTACAAGAAAAGGTCTAAAACGAACTTCACGGTTGTTAGATGGTAGGGTTGTAGTAAATTCAGGTAGGTTGAGATTAGGTAACATAATATTTAAATCCTATTAGCCAAATATGCCAGAAAAATCAGATGCTCCAGTGAGTGTAAAGCTGTTTGTGTCAAAGAGAGGAATGTTAAGTATCTCACCAAAGCGTGGTAGACCTACTCCCTCAAATATATCATCTACGCTCGGTAAGTTATTAAAGGTTAAGCTTGCACCTGCAGTATTCAGACGCGCACCACGACCAGCTGAAGGCTCATCAGATTCAATAAAGTGCTTATATGTGANCTGAACTGTTAGTCTATGTAGATCTTCGCTACCCCAAGACAGCGGCAACGAGTTAACAAGGACAGGATACGCTTCTGCTAACGCGAGGGAGTGAACGACGTTACCAGTATCATCATATTGTAGTATGCCAACCGAAGCTGTATAATCGTCATAGTAACCAAGACTCTGATGTCTTCTAATATCTTGGTTACGACTGTGATTACCTATAACAGAACTCTGCCAGGCCTGAAAAAGACTCTTCTCTCCTAGATCCGCTCCGCAAAGCATAGTGAGAGATACATCTGGATATGTTACATCGTATCCTATTTTAGACGTGAGGCCGTATCCGGTATGCTTATAGTTAGTTGTTTGTATTGCTCTGCCTGGAAGCTCAGCTGATTCAATTCTAAATCGCAGACTATCGTAGGCCTTTTTACTTCTATTTGATAGTAATATTTTTCTCGGAAGATTAATGACGAGCTCGAAATGAGCCTGCTTAGATACGCCGCGAGAACCTGTGCCGGTAGCGTTAGCTCTAAAATCTGATATGTTAAATGCCATTATCCTACCTTCTTGAGACTATCGCTGTATATTTGAGATGCACTTGCTTTCTGGAATCTTTGCAGTGGTAAAAACAGTGCAATATCCCACTCAACAGAATCAACAAGCATCTTTCTCGATTTAACGTGTCTGTTTAAGTAGTGCTTGAAGCACGGTTTAAAATATTTGTATGATGAAGCTTTTTTCAATAGCTGGTAGCTTAATTTTAATTTAGTACTATCATCATATCTATTATTAGTTGTTAAATCATATAGCGCATCCATTAACATTGCTCTTTGCTTCAAGGGTAGATAGTGCATATTGAGACCATAGAAGCCCCCTTCAGCAGGACCAACAACAAAAATTAATGGAAAGGTATCATAGTAAGGTAGATCTTTTTTACCTTTCGGGTCATAGTTAAACAGAACCATAGTACCAGGCTCCGTACCCGTAGTCATCTTAGATCTATTCTCTTTAAGGAGTCTGGACGGTGTTACATTAACATTTTGAGCTGCGTTTCTATACCAGTCTCTAGCGTCACGAGAACGCGCCGGTACCTGGCCAGATTGCATGCCCTTTGTTAATACTGTATCGAATACGTAAGCTACCATTCGATTATTTATCTTATCTTCCGAGCTCGTTTTCAGTTATAATCTGAAACTTCCAACGCCTGTCTGCGCAGTATTCATTAGCAGCCTTCCACTTTGCTTCGTTAACAAGGTAAGTAGTTACCTCGTTAAGATACCTTCTTGTTTTTCTAGACGGGATTTTAGGCGGCCTTGTTTGCTTATACGGCTTAACTTCAATTAAGTGAGTCTCTAAATCTCCTTTTGTAGTTCTCACCTTAATAATGAAGTCTACAAAGTACCGATGCACTCTTCGATCTAGAGGAGATCGATAAGGAATAACTATCTCTTCAGATCCCCACTTAACTACATTATCATTTCTATCAAAATAAAGCATGCACTGACGCTCCCACGAACTTCTATAAACAATATTTGTAGGGTCGCCTAAATATTTACTAGGATTCTTAGGTTTGTAATAGCCTTTATACGTATTCATGGGATAAAAAATGCCTACTATTAATTTTGGTACTGGAGCCGAAGGTCCACTCGCCTCACTAGAGATAGGTGCAAAGTACGATACCACCTACTTTCCAAGCGATCTTTCTGAGGCTCCGTATTTTATTATATTTAGAGCAACAAAAAAATATAAAGTATCAGAATTAGCTGATGTTAAAGTCAACTATGCAAGCGAGGCCTCCGACTTAGCAGGTTCGAATCGTACTACNCAAGACGGCTTTTTTAATAAAGTGAAGGCGGGTATTAATGCGATAGGCAGCTTTGCACAGAAATTAGAAAGCTTTGGAATAGATATTTCACAACCTGCTCACTCCTTTGCATTGCCGATCCCGTCAAATCTATCTACGTCATATAATGCTCAGTACAATAATATCGATCTCGGCTCAGCCGGGCAAGCAGGTAGACAGGTAGCTGAAAACTTCACTCGAGGTACTGGCTCAATAACCCAG